CTGGCGTTTCGTGGGACGGCTGATCCCAGTGACATTTTGCTCGATATTTGCATATTCCCGAGTTATTACTTAGGTGCCTGGGTGCATAGTGGTATGGCTCTTGCTCACAAGTCGATTAAGAAAAAAATTCTAAAAGTTTTACGCAAGATGGACCCTTCCAAGCCTTTGGTTATCACGGGGCACAGTATGGGTGGATCTTTAGGCGAATTGACGCATTTGTTGTGTCAGCGCGAAGGTATAGAAAGTAAGTGTATTACGTTTGGCAAGCCACGGGCGTTTTTGCGGCCTTTGAAAAAGAGGTTTCCAAAAGACAGTATGTTTAGTGTGGTGTCGGCAAGTGATTTGATCACCAGGTTGCCCCGGTATCTGTTCAATCATGGCTGTTCTGACCAAAATTTATTTTACCTGGCCTCTGACGGGAACAGTTACCTAAACCCTGAAATGAGCTTTGTTCGTGACGATTTCAAACTTCATAGAGGGCTGCGTGATCACTCGATGAAAAAGTACAAAGAGTCTTTGGATAGGATTTCATGAAAAAATTTGCATTGTTTTGCTGCATTTTTGCATTAAACGGCTGCACACAACTGAACTCTCTTTCTGTTGAGGAGGGAGATAATGCTATGGCATGCGTAAAGGGGAGCAGTTCTGCCACTGGCGGGATTTTTGGTGGGGCTGTGTCTGGGATTACGGTGGAGTTGCCTTCGACTGTGGATACTTCGAATTGGACCGCAGACGATTGGAAGTCTCTGGCCGAGGTGTGTGATTAGTGGCCTCTAAAAGACAGATTGCACTTAAGCGTGATGCGAAGCTTCTTTCGGACCCAGAGTTTTGGGAGCGGGTGTTTCGGGTGATTTCGGCTGGAGAGTCGGCCAAGACCGTATCCAAACATTTCAAGATGCCGTATCACAAGCTGCTCAGTTACATCAAGGCTGATGTGGATCTTTCCCAACGTTATGAGGATGCTCGGTCGGCAAGGGCTATGTTTCATGCGGAGCGGATTGAGAAGATCGCCAATGATGTAGAAGTGGGTGATTTGGATGCCAATGCAGCGAGGGTAAGCCTGGATGCCAGGAAGTTTTTAGCCTCGAGGCTGGATCCTCATATCTGGGGTGATAAACAGCGTGTGGATATCACCACTACTGACATCACCAAATTACACCTTGAGGCGATTAGGGAATTAGGCCTGTCTGAAAACATGATCGAGCACGAAGGGCCGGCCTTAATTGAAAGCTGAGACGCTTAATCCATTTGTCGCTTTTATCACCAAGTACCGTTCAGATCCAAATTTATTTGTCGAACAAATTCTTCAGATTCAGGCTGACCCCTGGCAACGTGAATTACTGACCGAGGTTGGAAAGGGAACCCGGAAGATCTCGGCCAGGGCGGGCCATGGTGTTGGTAAAAGTGCTGCGGCCTCTTGGGTAATAATTTGGTTTTTTCTGACCAAGCACCCCTGCAAGATAGTGTTAACTGCCCCAACGTCTAGTCAATTATTCGACGCATTATTTTCTGAGGTGAAGAGCTGGATCAAGAAGCTGCCCGAGGCTCTGCAGACCCTGTTGGAGGTCACCTCGGACCGCGTAGTGCTTTTGGGCGCTCCACAGGATGCATTCATAAGTTGCCGCACTGCTAGGGCAGAAGTCCCAGAATCTCTAGCGGGAGTCCATTCGGACCACGTTCTATTGGTCGTTGATGAAGCTTCAGGTATACCGGAAAAGGTTTTCGAGGCTGCGGCGGGGTCCATGAGTGCAGAGTCAGCCTGCACGGTTTTATTAGGGAACCCGGTTAGAAGTAGTGGGACGTTTTTTGAGTCTCATCACCGATTGAAGAGTGAGTGGTACACGATGCATGTTTCGTGCGTTGACTCTCCCAGAGTAAGCAAAGAATTCATTAAAGAGATGGCCGTGCGTTACGGCGAGGATTCGAGTGCCTACTTTGTCCGGGTTTTAGGAAAATTCCCCAAGACAGATGACGAGACGATTATTTCGTTGGCCTTGGTCGAAGATGCTCAGAATCGTGATGTCCAGATGTCGGAATTCACTCCCAAGATTTGGGGATTGGATGTTGCCAGGTTTGGGACTGATGCGAGTGTTTTGGCTGAGCGCCAGGGGACGATCATCACCGAGCTAGAGGTCTGGAAGGGCAAGGATTTGATGCAGCTCACTGGGCTGGTTCATCACAAATATCAGGAGTGCCTCCCCTCCCAACGTCCTGTCGGAATAATGGTTGACAGTATTGGCCTGGGAGCCGGGGTCGTGGATCGGCTTCGGGAGCTTGGTTTGCCCGTTAGAGGTATCAACGTTGCAGAGTCTCCATCGATGCGTGGCCAGTATTTGAATTTGCGCGCCGAGCTGTGGTTCCGCATGAAGGAATGGCTCGAGGCCAGGGACTGCAAAATTCCAAAGGATGACTCTCTGTTTAGTGAGCTTGTTTCACCGCGTTACTCTTTCAGTAGCACGGGGAAATTAAAAGTTGAGTCTAAACAGGAAATGAAGAAAAGGGGCTTGCCCTCTCCCGACAGGGCAGACGCGGTTATTTTGACCTTGGCGTCTGAGCCGGCGATTGCGATGTTTGGTAAGCCATCCTCAACCCAGAAACTCACCAGAGGCATTAGGTCAGTGGTATGAGATACGACGAACAGCAACTCCTCAACGACCAGCAAGAGCAGGCCAACGTTGAGAGTGACGGCTTGACCCTGGAAGAGCTTCAGGGCTTTATCGGATCTCAAATCCGTGATGCCGTGAAATATATTGATGATACGGTGAGCGTAAATCGTGCTCAGGCCACGAAATATTACCGTGGAGAGCCTTTCGACAATGAGGAAGACGGCCGGTCCACGGTTGTTGACATGACCGTGAGGGACACGGTTGGCAAGATCATGCCTGTGCTTTTGCGGGTCTTTTTCGGCCAGGATCGGGTTTGTGAATTTACTCCACAAAATTCTGGCGATATTCCCTATGCCGCCTGGGCTACGGAGTATGTCAATCACGTTTTAACCAAGGATAATAATTTATTCCTCGAGCTGCAGTCGTGCTGGCAAGACGCCCTGGTCAGAAAGGTTGGAATCATCAAATATTGGTGGGACGCCAATGGCGATGATGAGGTCTATGACTTAACTGGTATCACCGATGAGGCGTTGATCGCTTTGAATTCGGACCAGGAACTCCAGGTAGATATTCTTTCGACGGTTGTTGATGAGTTAAATCCACAGCCAATTCATTCTGTGAGAGTTACCCACAGGCAAAAGAATGGCCGAGTAAAGGTCAAGTCTTTGCCCTGTGAAGAATTTTTAATTGACCGGCAGGCCACTTCTTTAGAAGACGCAATGCTCACTGCCCATCGTCGGATGGCAACGGTCAGCGAACTTGTCAAGATGGGATATGACCGGGACCTGGTTGAAGAACACGCGTCCGGGACGGACCCATTAACGCAGAACATTGAGAGAAGGACGCGCAATCCCGCTGCCCTGGAGTACGGTTTCAGATCTGAAGAATCACAAAAGCTTGTGGAATATGTCGAGTGTTATACCAAGGTTGATTGGGACAATGACGGCATTGCAGAGCTTAGAAAGATTTGCTGCATGGGAACGTCGTATAAAATAGTCCACCATCAGCCGTGGGACAGTCCTCCTTTCGCAACTTTCTGTCCATGTCCTGAGAGCCATACGTTTTTTGGTCAGAGCATCTATGACCTGGTTGGTGACTTACAGCTAATAAAAAGCAACGTATTGCGAAGCTCTCTCGACTCGTTAAGTCTCTCGATTCATCCCCGGATGACAATGATTGAGGGTCAGGCTCGGCTGGACGATGTCGAAAACACCGAGATTGGCGCGATCATCAGACAAACACAGCCAGGAGCTGTGCAGTCTTTGACATTGCCGTTTGTGGGCAAGGAAGCTTTCCCAATGTTGGGCTATCTCGACAGCCTCAAAGAGGACCGCACCGGAATTTCAAAAGCTTCAATGGGGTTGGATGCCGAAGCCCTGCAGTCAACAACTGCGGTTGCTGTCAATGCGACCCTGCAGGGAGCCCAGGCCCAGGTTGAAATGATCGCTCGGATCTTTGCCGAGACCGGCATGAAAACTCTTTTCAAGGGCGTTTTGAAGCTGCTTGTGGCTCATCAGGACTATGAGCGAATGGTGCGTTTGCGTGGAGCCTTTATTCCGATTGATCCCACGCCCTGGAACGCAGACATGGACGTTAACATTGATGTGCCGTTGGGAGCTGCCTCGGAGCAGGAAAAGGTTGACTCTCTGTCGGCAATCATTGTGAAGCAGGACGAGATCCTGACCAAGTTTGGGCCTGACAACCCCCTGGTTTCGATGGAGCAGTATCGAAATGCAATTGCTGCCCAAATTGCGTTGGCCGGCTTTAAAAACACAGGCGCTTTCATCAGCGAGGGCGAGATCCAGACTCCACCGAAACCCCCACCCAAACCAAGCCCGGAGGAACTCCTGGCCAAGGTTCAGATGGATGACATCAAGGCGGACATTCAGAAGAAAGCTGCCGAGCTGGAATTGAGACGCCAGCAGATGGTTCTGGACAATGACTTCAGGCACGACAAGTTAGAGTCAGAAATTATGATAAGCGCGGCGGAGCTAAAGGCGAAGTACCCGGAAATTCGCTTGAATGTGACCGACATCCGCAACGACATTGCGCGTGAGCGTGAAATTGCCCAGAAAGGGGTCCCCAGATGACGGTTCAGGAAGATGCGGTCAATGCACAGAATCTGTTGAATGATGATTTTTCCCAACGTGCCCTTTCAAGAATCAAAGAAGACCTGAAGGCTAGAATCGTGGCTACCAGGGCGAAGGACAGGGAGTTGAGGGAAGAACTGTACAACGAATATCAAGGTGTCCTCAAATTTGAGGCTCAGTTGAGAGCCACCATTGACGATGGAGCGATTTATTTTAAACGAAACGAAAGGTGAAAAAATTATGGGCTTAGAAACTCCGCGCAGCGGAACAATTCAAGAAGCACAATCCAAAGTTCTCAATCTTCTGAATCCTGAAGGAATAACGGAAGACACAGAGGCTCCACCTGATGAGCATCTTGCTCAAGATCCCGCAGAGGATCATCCTGATGAAGAACAGTTGTTAGATTCTGATTCAGAAGAGTCATCCCCGGACTACAACGATGAAGATGAGGAACCTACTCGAACCTATAAGCTCAGGGTAAAAGGCGTTGAGCGTGAGGTCACCGAAAAGGAACTTATCCAACTCGCTAGTAAGGGTGAAGATTACACTCAGAAGACACAGGCACTTTCAGAACAGAGTAAGAATCTCGAGGCGATCACTCGGGAATCCGACGCTGCTAGGGCGCGAATGTCACAACTCCTGCCTGAACTGGAAACCAATCTTCTGACAATATCGAAGCAACTCGAAGCCGAGCCCGATTGGGATAAGCTGTACAAGGCTGACCCAACCAAAGCAGCAAGGCTGCAGCGCGAATTTGACAAAACCAAAGCCAAAAACGCGGACGAGTTAAAGCGCGTCCAGGACGAGAAACAGCGGTTATTCGCTGAAGAGAATTCTCGGGCGCAACAGAATCGAAATCAATATCTGGTTGAGCAAGGCAAGACGCTAATCGAAAAAATTCCTGAATGGAAGGACGATAAATTAGCTGCCAAGCAAAAGACCGCTATTGAAAAATGGTGTATCAGCAACGGCTTCCTAGATCAGGACCGACTGAACAACATCATGGACTGGGGATCTGTGGCAATTATGCGGAAAGCCTGGTTGTACGACCAGGGTAAGGCAAAAGTTGCGAAACAGAAATCCAACCGGAACACCCGGACTCTCTCACCAGGGTCCACAGGCTCGGCTCCGACTACTCGGTCTGCCATTCGGAATCAGCGCGAAACGTTGAGGAAAACTGGCAACACCAAAGATGCTCAACAACTTGTTGAGAGCCTTTTGAACCGTAAGAAGTAAGGAGCAAAAATCTTATGGCAATCGTAACGAATACGTTTACGTCGTTTGATGCTATAGGGATTCGAGAAGAGCTGGCAAACATCATTTATGATATTTCGCCGGATGAGACGCCTTTCCAAAGCAATATTGGGCAGGAGACTGTCTCGAATACCTACTACGAGTGGTTAACCGATGTTTTAGCAGCGGCCGACTCCTCAAACCAACACATTGACGGTGATGACGTCACCAGCTATACGGCTGTGACTCCCACTGTTCGTGTTGGAAACCGCACAAATATCTCACGCAAGACTTTTATCATTGCTGACAACCTTCAGTTTCAAGACCTCGCTGGTCGAAATTCTGAAGTTGCATATAACATTGTCAAAAATGGTAAAGAGCTTCGCAGGGATATGGAAGCGATCCTTTGTGCCAACCAAATCCCGGTAGCTGGATCTTCCAGCGCAGCCCGTAAAACGGGTGGATTATCGGCTTAAATAATTGAGCCTTTTGTCAGTAATGGCAATCGAAAACTCCGTGAATTGCAAGGAACTCCTTCGGGACAATTTGCAGCGAAGCCTAATAGGAATGTTAGGAACGTTCAACGACTAACGCTGAGTCTAGGCCAGACGATAAAGCGACACGAGTACGGAGAACCCTTCTGGGGTTATGACATAGTCTGAGCTGCATAGTAATGTGCAGAAACGGTAATTAAAAAAGCCGTGATAACAAACCTGGGTTAGCCACAAACAGCGACAGCAATACTGCATCAAGCGGCACTGCTGGCGCAAATCCGGCACTGACTGCTGGAATCCCTACCACTGCCCAAACTGAAGCGACCGACAAAAGAGCTTTTACGGAAACTCTTCTGAAAACAGTCGTTTCGAGTTGCTGGACAAGTGGTGGACAGCCCAAGATGGTGATGGTTGGAGCTTACAACAAGCAACAACTGTCAGAGTTCACGGGCATTGCAGCACAACGCTACCAAGCACCTGACGGTGCGACAACAATCATAGGCGCAGCCGATATTTACGTTAAACACTAGCGTCGTTATGTAGGAATACATAAACGAAATCTGTTGAATTCAAGGGAAGCCCGGAGGCGGGTAATCTTGAGCGAAGCTCTGAAAAGAGAACGTGCAACGACTATTCCGAAAGGAAGTAGGATCAAGCGATCCGAAGCGGCAGACACCCAGACCGGGTGAAGACATAGTCTGAACAATACTTAACCTAACAATAAGGTATTGCAGCTTTAAGCGGGATTAGTTTAGCGAACTAATTTGAACAAACCCTGTAGTGATTTCGGTGAACTTTCGATTGTACCAAACCGTTTCTCACCAACTCGAAATGCTTTCGTGCTCGATACCGAGTATTTGAGCGTTGCGATGTTGAGGCCCATGCAAACTGTTGACCTGGCAAAGACCGGGGACGCAGAAAAGAAAATGATCCTTTGTGAGTACGGACTTGTGGTCAAGAATCAAGCCGCTTCTGGCGCGATTTACGACTGCACGACATCAGCATAGTCTCTCTCTTGAGACCTTGGGGGGAGCTTCGGCTCCCCTTTTTTTTGGAGGATGGCATGGGTAAAAGAGTCATGGACCGAGATCCGGTCACGGGCAAGGAAACTGTATTTCACTGGAATGAGCACGATGACAACTACACCGTGGAAGATCGCCAGGATGTCACTCAAATAATCAAGGATGCAACAATTAAACGGAACGAAACTGATAAGCACACCCGTTACGGTGACGGTCTTAACAAGGTCGCATCCATCCCGATGAGCATGTATCACGATTGGGTAAAAAAAGGGTACACCAAAGATCAGAAGAAAATGAAAGAATTATTGAATTCTCCAGACCTGAGATATTTTAAAACGCGAGAAGGTAAAATCTAGTGGCGATCACAAATTACGGAACGTTGAAAACTGAGATAGCAGACTTTTTAGATCGCAGTGACCTTACGTCAGTGATCCCAACGTTTATTACTTTCGCACACGATAAACTTAATAGAGATCTGCGCTGCAGGCAGATGGTTCAAAGGGCCACCGCGTCTGTGGATTCCGAGTATTCGGCCCTGCCGGCAAACTTTTTACAGATTCGGGACATAAGATTAAACACTAATCCCGTTACTGCCTTGGAATCGATTACCAGTGAACAGCAGAACCAGGAACGACAAAGATTCGGTAACACAACCAGGCAACCGAAATATTACACAATCGTTGGCGAGACCTTCCAGGTTTTCCCAACCCCCGATGCAACTTACGAGTGCGAATTAGCCTACTACGAAAAAATTTCTGCCATGAGTTCAGACTCAGATACCAACTGGCTGATTACCAAATGCCCAGAAGTTTATCTTTATGGATCGCTGGTTCATTCCTCTCCATATCTTAAGGACGATGAAAGAACAGTGATATGGCAGACATTATATCGGAGCATTTTTGAATCATTAGAGCGGGAAGACGACAAGTCCCGCTTCAGCGGAACAACACCACGATTACGACATAGGAGTTTTGGATAATGGCTGGCACCTCGGACTACCTCGAAGCAGCGGTGCTCGATGCGGTACTGCGAAACACAAGTTACACATCTCCAGCAACGGTTTACCTGGCGTTA